ATGGTAAATATTCTACTGGAGAATTGCTTGGCATGAATAAATATGTTAAAGGGATAGATGCATCATTACCAAAATGATTACTTTAACAGAAAATGCTAGAGACTATTTAAGCACCACCACCAAGAAAAATGGTAAGAAATACGCTTACCTAGGAGTACTCGGTGGTGGGTGCTCTGGTTTTCAGTATGAGTGGAGCATGACAGATGAAACTGATAAAGGCATACTCCTAGAAGATATACTTATTTTAGATAAAACCGCAGAATTGTTTGTTATAGGTTGTACTGTAGATTATGTTACAGAATTCGGCGGTTCTTATCTCAAAGTAATAAATCCAAATGCTACAGCCCAGTGCGGTTGTGGAGAATCCTTCGCAGTCTAATTAACAAGTTAAGTGAAAAGTCCTTTACATTTATGAAAAAGTGTGGTATAATAATTACATAATGACATTCTATACAAACGTTTTAAGATTCAAAAATAATATATTCTATCGTGGTTACGATAACGCAGGTCAACGTGTCATGCGTAAAGATCATTTTAAACCAACGTTCTTTGTAAGTTCTAAAAAAGAAAGCAGCCATGTCGGTCTTGATGGCAGTGCGGTATCTCCATTAGATTTCCCTAGCATGTTTGAAGCAAATCAATGGCTAAGACAAAATATCGATGTTAGTGGTAGACATATATATGGCAATAAAAAATTCATACAACAATACATTACTGAAAAGTTTCCAAGAGATATAGAGTTTAATCGTGACACTATTAACGTAGGTACATTTGATATAGAAACTGATTATGATAATGGCTTTCCGCATCCAAGTGAAGCTAGCCAAACCGTATTATCAATCACATATAAATCTAGTAAATTCTCCACGTATCACGTATGGGGTTACGGTGAATTTGATACAGATAAAGCTCTTATATCTGATGTTAAATATATTAGATGCAACAGTGAGGCAGAATTACTTACTAAATTCTTAGAATTTTGGTCGCATCCAGAAGTTATACCAGACATAATTACTGGTTGGAACGTAAGATTTTTTGATGTACCATACTTAGTTAATAGAATATCAAAAGTGTTAGGTATTGGCGAGATATTAAAGTTCTCTCCATGGGGTCTTAACTTAGAGGCTCGTGAAATTGTTAAACGTGGAAAGACCGAAGTTATATATGAAATACCTGGTATTCAATGTTTAGATTATATGGAGCTGTTTCAAAAGTTTGGTTATAGCTACGGCCCACAAGAATCTTACGCACTAAATCATATTGCTTATGTTGTATTAGGTGAAAAGAAATTATCGTTTGAAGAATCCGGTTCTCTTAAAAATCTGTACAAAGACGACCATCAAAAATATATCGACTATAATATGAAAGATGTGCAACTTGTCGACAGGCTTGAAGAAAAGATGGGGCTTATTACATTGGCTATGACTATTGCGTATAAAGGCGGTGTAAATTATCAAGATACTTTTGGCGTTACTGCAATATGGGAATCGATTATTTATCGTAGACTTAATCAACGTAAAGTTGTAGTTCCTGTACAAAGACAAGAAATGCCATACAGATCTTTTGAAGGCGGTTATGTAAAAGAGCCACACATTGGCAGACATAATTGGGTAGTTTCTTTTGATTTAAATTCTCTATATCCTAATTTAATTGTTCAATATAATATGTCTCCTGAAACCATAGTCAGTCAGTCTGAAACAGATGGTGTTGGTTATTATCTTGCTGGTAAATCAGTTTCAAGCGATTATTCAGTAGCAGCAAATGGCTCTACTTATCGCAAAGACTTTCAAGGTGTGTTACCTCAAATCATAAAAGAATATTACGATGAACGTGTGTCAGTAAAAAATATGATGATCGCATCTCAAAAACAAATGCAAAGCGAATATACGTATGAACTTGACAAAGAGATAAACACTTTAGAAAATAAACAGATGGCTATTAAAATTCTACTTAATAGTTTATATGGTGCTCTTGGCAATAAGCACTTCCATTATTTTGATATTAGATTAGCTGAAGGCGTAACTAAGTCTGGCCAGCTTGCAATACAATGGGCTGAAAAAGCTATGAATGCTGGAATGAATGACATACTTAAAACAGAAGATGATTATGTTATCGCTATCGATACAGATTCTTTATATGTTAACTTTGGTCCACTTGTACAAAAATTCAAGCCAAATAATCCTGTAGCTTTTCTTGACAAGATTTGTAAAGAACACTTTGAAACTTTACTACAAAAGGCTTATGATAAACTATTTGATAATATGAATGCTTATGAAAAAAGAATGGTCATGGCTCGTGAAGCAATATCTGATAGTGGCATCTGGACAGCTAAAAAACGTTATATACTTAACGTGCATAATAATGAAGGCGTTCAATATAAAGAACCTAAACTTAAGATTATGGGTATTGAAGCTATCAAGTCTTCTACACCTGAAGTCGTACGAGGTAGATTTAAAGAAATATTTAAATTAATAATATCAGGTACTGAAAATCAAGTTCAAAGCTATATTCAAGAGTTTAAACAAGAATTTAAATCTTTATCTCCTGAACAAGTTTCTTTTCCTAGAAGAGTTACTAATATTACAGATTGGCATGCTAGAGATACTATATACAAAAAAAGCTGTCCTATTCACGTAAGGGGATCACTGTTATTTAATTATTACATCAAAAAACATAAACTACAAAACAAATATGAACTTGTAACTAATGGTGACAGAATAAAATTTTGTTACCTTAAATTACCAAATGCTATAAAAGAAAACGTAGTATCATTTCATGAAGCTTTGCCACAAGAGCTCGGATTACACAAGTACGTTAATTACGATATGCAGTTTGAAAAGACTTTTATAGAACCACTTAAATTAATATTAGATTCAGTAGGCTGGTCAGTCGAAGAACAAGCAACATTGGAGGATTTTTTCGCATGAGTACAAATTGGTTTAAAGATATGCAGGATATGCATAAAAAATATGGAGTTAACAAATGGATGCAGGCCGAGCAGCAGTCCGATGTTGATTGGAAAAAAATTAATAAGTTTATGCAGTTCAGAATTGGTATGATGCAAGAAGAACTTGATGAAACTAAAAAGGCGTATCAAGATAAAAATCAAGAAGAAATAGTTGATGGTATTATCGACTTATGCGTATTTGCTATTGGTACTTTAGAAGTATTTGGCGTTGACGCTAACAAAGCATGGGACGAAGTATACAGAGCTAACATGTCAAAAGAAGTTGGAATTAAAGAAGGCCGACCTAATCCACTTGGATTACCAGACTTGGTAAAGCCAGAAGGTTGGGAAGGACCAAATCACGAAGGTAATCATGGAAATATCTCTGACTCTTTTCAATAGTATATTTGATAATAAAACTAAAGAAAAATTAACATTTAAAAACTTTGATAGCTTTGAACAAGCCTTATATGGTCTTGCGCAACGTAGAATTAAATCAAAAAAAGACGCGCCTCTTATGTCTCCAGCTCAATACAAGCCAGATACGACACGTAAAAACGATAATGTTACGATGTGGTCAGCTTGGTGTGCAGTTGATGTTGATGACTTTGAATTTACAGGAGATCTAGAAAGTGCTTTATCTAATCGTTTTAACAAGTATCGTTTTGTTTGCTACTCTACTGCTAGCAGCTTGGAATCTTTTCCAAAGTTTAGGCTTGTCTTTCCACTTACAAAAAATATACCACATGAAAAAATACGACACTTTTGGTATGCTCTTCAAACAGAACTTGGAGATCTGGGAGATAAGCAAACCAAAGATCTTTCTCGCATGTATTATGTACCAGCAAAATATGATAATGCTTTTAATTTTATCTTTTCTAGAAGCGGTGATTTTATCAACCCTGATACTTTATTAAACAAATATCCTTATAAAGAAAAATCTAGTAATAGTTTTTTCGATAGATTACCTGAAGATATGAAGCAGGAAATAATAGAACACAGAAAGTCTAAATTAGATAATACTAATGTTAATTGGTCTTCGTATCGAAATTGTCCGTTCTTTCCAAGGCAACTTGAAAAAGAATATAGAATGATAAGTAATACAGGTTGGTATCATAAGATGTACCAGATTATGGTAGCAATCGCTGGTAATGCAGTTAAAAACAAATATCCAATTACTATTCAAGAGATCACAACGTTGTGTAGAGAACTTGATGTAGAAACTGGTAACTGGTATAAATCAAGACCATTAGAAAAGGAAGCTGATCGTGCACTTGAATACGTCTATAAAAACATTTAATGCTTACGAAGATTTAGATAGAAATTTTTGGCTAGAACGAGCTTTTACTGAAGCTCAAAAAATTTATAATAGATTAAGCACTCGAAGAAACAGATCACTTGATCAAATAAAGAAAGCTACAGCGTTTGGTCACGCTGCAGAATGCTGGTTAATTCAAGAATATAATTTTAAAGACGACACTCGAGAATATAAAGATTTATTTGATACTGATGGCAATCCAGTTGAAATAAAAGTTGTTGGTAGAATAGAAAACGTACCGTACGAACTTCGAAATTGCGCAAATAGAATGAATGAAAAATGGCGTCAACATCCTGAGATAGTCTATATGTTTATAGGAAACAGAGAAACAGGTGATTATAATTTTCATAGTAAATATATTTGGCATGAAATCCAAAGAAAATTTTATTAACATGTTAAGTGAAAACTTTACTTTAAGTGAAAAAAAACGTTTACAAACACTAAAAACTATGATATAATGTATACATTAAATAATTAAATAGGAGTTATATCATGGTTATTAGATTACAAAAAAATTCAGAACTTGGCAGAAACAACGCTAATAGGTCTCCAAGAAAACAACCTAAAAGATTTCTAATAAACGGACAATTTCCAAAAGACTATGGTTTAGCTTCTCCTAGGTTTGGAAAGTTAAGCTATAAAGATTTAGTCAAAAAGATACACGGTTAACATGTTAAGTGAAAAAATCACTTTAAGTGAAAAAAAACGTTTACAAAGTGAAAAAAATAGTATATAATATAACTATAAAATAAAAAATTAGGAGTTGAAAATATGTATAAAGGTTATCAAGAAAAGTTATTTACAAGTAGTTGGGGTATTAATTCCGGTTTTAAAAGATTGGCCGATGAGTTACACAATCTAATACCTCTTCAAGGCAGATGCGAAAATCCAATGTCTAAGAATAAGCATTTAGAAAAGTTTAGAAGAGCTCAAAATGCTGCTTATGACTTATTCAACAATGGACTTTGTAATAAAAGAGGTCTTTTCAATAATGTGTATGGTTGGGCTCCAACTATGTCGCAAACTTACTATGCACATAGCGGTACTTGGTCTAACTGGGAAGACATGGTTGAAGAAGTTATGACTCCTATAATTATAAATGCGGCTAAAGAACAAGGAATTAAATAATGTATTATGTTGATGCTTTTAAAAGTGATATTATAATTGATATGACTACTGGTATGGAAGTTCTTGATAGTAATATTAAGTCAGATGGAAAAAGATATAAATGGTTTGATGAAATGATGGTTTGTGCTTCTGGCCATATTAAAAAAGAAGATGCGATTGCTCAAGTAAAAAAGCATGAGGCTAAAGGTTATAGAGTTGAAATGGAGGAAAGTTTATAATGTTAGATTGGAATAAATTAGAAAATGAA